GGTGAAGAAAACATTCACAGCCTATATTGCACTCCATCATCCGCTGCCAAAAGAGAGGTTCTTATCCTCAATAGAGATAAGGGTCACATATGGGTAGACGATAATATATCAAATGTTGAACTTGGTGAAGAATTAGGATATGAGTCAATTTTATACACATCTCCCTATAATAAGCACTACAAAGTTGAACCGCCAATGAAACGTGTAGATTCATGGAGAGAAATATATAATAGAATCAAGGAACTAGAAAAAGGCGGGTTTTAATACTCGCTTTTTTTATGACTGATTTTAGATTATGAAGATGCCTCGTCGTATAAATAAATGTATAAAGAAAATAGTGAGAGGAAACAAATGCCCTTATATTCTATGAGAAACACCGAAACAGGTGAAGAATTCGAAATCTCCCTTTCCATGAAAGAACGAGAAGAATATCTTGAAGAGAACAAGCACATGAAGCAAATTTTTAATAAATTTCCTGCATTCATTGACCCTGTAAAGCTTGGCGTCCGTAAGCATGATGCTGGCTTCAAAGAAGTTCTTAGTAAAGTAAAAGAAAATCACAAATACTCAACAGTAGATGTAAAATAAGATTGGTAGTGGTGGGTATCATATACGCACTTTTACCTTTGTTTTATATTATGAATAACGTGAATTTTCACGACCCTTAAACATGTCTGGGTCATAACGACAAATTAGCAATTGGCGCACTATCGTCAAATAGGAGAGCATTTATGTCAAAAAAACTAACTAGAAAACAGCGCAATACCCGTGTAGCAACTCATAACGAGTATGTTAGTCAGTCAAGACTATCTTTGAAAGAGTTGTATCCCATTACTAAAACTCAGGAGACAATGTTTGATTTCTATGATGACAATTATAGTATGGCTGCAATAGGCACCGCTGGCACCGGAAAAACAATGTGTGCATTGTATTTGGCTCTAGATGATATTATAAATGAAAAGAATTACGAAAGACTAATTATTATCAGAACAGCCGTTCAAAGCAGGGATCAAGGTTTTATGCCGGGAACATTGGACGAAAAAATGTCTTACTATGAAGGTCCATACTGCGATATCGTCAACGAATTGTTTGGTAAAAAAGATGCTTACAAGCAATTGAAAGACAAGGGCGTTATCACATTTATGAGTTCATCATTCGTAAGAGGTCTAACCTTTGACAATGCTATTATCATTTTTGATGAATGCCAAAATGCTAACTATGACGAATTAAGATCAATTATTACTCGCGTAGGTAATAACTCAAAGATCATTTTCTGCGGTGACACAAAGCAGGACGATCTAAAAGCCGGTAAGAATAGAAACGATAAATCAGGACTTGGTGACTTCTTGCAAGTATTGTCAACTATTCCTGAATTCAGAACTGTTAAATTCAATGTCGAAGACGTTGTAAGATCAGGTCTGGTTAAAGCGTTTATTCTTGCAGAAGAAGACGTAATGGCAGCATAAAGGAAGGACGCCATGCCACTATTAGTAACAGGAAATGAAACATGTGAGGTAGAATCACCGGATGGCGCAAGAAACAACTGCGCCTTCCCATTGATTACATCCACAAATGAATGTTCAGAAAAAGTTAAAGTAAATGGGCATGGCGTCGTCCGCGAAGGCGATATGATTACTCCGCATCTAAGAGCAGGGTGTAATCCAACCAATTTAGATAGAAGCCTCTTGACAACATTCTCTTCAAAGGTCAAGGTAGAAGGTCGAGGGGTTGCACGTGTGGGTGACATGTATGCAGAGAACGAAATCAAAACAGGTGTAGCCAAGATAGATTGTGGTTGACAACCAGAATCAGACATGCTAGACAGAGACATATTGTAATTCCATCCTGATAGGAGAGTTTTCTATGTCTGATATGAAAATCGAACAGATTCGCAGTCTTTTCAACAAGACCATTGAAAATGGGGCATCCGAAGCAGAAGCCATGCAAGCTATTGCATTAGCTAAAAAACTCATGGCTAAACATGGTCTGACTATGGATGATATCAAGCAGCGCAAAGTCAATCTTGGCGATTATGTTTGGGGGTCCAACGATCCTGTTCCAACCGTCAAATTGGGTTCTTTTGAACGGACCATTGCCAAAAAAATTGCAGATTATACTAACACTAAAGCAGTTGTTATCACCAAACGTAAGCACAATAAAGAAAAATATGAACGTGAAGCAAAGCAACTTATGTTCTTTGGTCACAAAGTCGATGTTGAATTGGCTATCTACATTCTTAATATTGCAAAAAGCGCCCTGAAAATTGAATGGGCAAAATATGTTGCATCCAGTGAAGAAAAAATTCACGGCAATCGTATGAAGAATTTTTCTATCGGTATGTCCGCTTCAATTTGCAACAAAATCAATGAACTGATGGAAGCTGAAAAACAAAATTCTAGCTCTACGGAACTTATTGTAGTTAAAAATGCTTTGGTTGCGAAACTGTATGAAGAGGCCACCGCAAGCTTTAGTGAAAAGTCAACCTCAGTGGTTAAATACAATAAAGATGATTCCTTTGAAAAGGGAGTTGAAGCTGGTGAGCGAGTTGAGCTTCACCGTAAATTTGAAGATAAAAAAGTATTGAAAATTGGAGGATAAAATTGTCATATATTATCATACATAAAGAAAGAGGAATTTTTGCCGCTCTTGGCGAAAGTCTTAATGGATACAATACACAACTTCTTTTCACACTAGATGAACAGGACGAAGAGCATCCGTTTATCATTAAACAAACTACTAAATTTTCATCCGAAGAGGTTGCCAGCGAGTTTCTAAAAGAAGTCTTGCGACCAAAGGAGATTGAAAAGTGCAAAATATTCGAACTAAAAGTTGAAAACGAATCAAATAAGTTCGCATCATATCAAGAGATTCTAAAGAGTGGCTACAATGAGTGGGCCGGAAACATGATCCATAGCGTTCCCATGATTTCTACGGCCATGCACTAAAACGACACGATCTTAAAATGAGTGGTTGACAGTTACATCCGAATCGGTTATAAGTTCTGTATCGAAAGACACAAACCTTATAGGAGTATTTATAATGCATGAACTTGAAATCCTGAGCAACGGCACCGCTTCTATGGCTTATCGCGCCAGCAATGGCAAACCTTGGCATGGCCTTGGTGTTCCTGTCGGTGATGATATGACTCCCGCAGAAATCATGAAAGCTGCCAACCTTGATTGGACCGTGAGCAAACATGAGATGTTCATTGAAGGTGATTTTGGCGCTGGCCTGCAACGGGTCAAAACCGGAAAAGATGCTCTTGTTCGCGATAGCGACGGCAAGATCATGACTATTGTTGGTGAAAACTGGAAAGAAGTTCAAAACAGCGAAGCATTCAACTTCTTCCACGATTTTGTTGAAAAAGGCGACATGGTTATGGATACCGCTGGTGCGCTGAAAGATGGCCGCATTGTCTGGGCGCTTGCTTCGATCAAGGATGGCTTCACCCTCTTCAACGGCGATGAAGTGAAAGGCTACCTGCTTTTCAGCAACCCGCACCTTTACGGTAAGTCGATTGATATCCGTTTCTGCGCCGAGCGTGTTGTTTGCAATAACACCCTGACTATGGCTCTGGCAGAACGCGGAAAAAATGCTGTGAAAATCAACCACCGCTCGGTCTTTGATGCTGATCGCGTCAAATCCATCCTTGGTGTTTCTTCCGACAAACTGAATAACTTCAAGGAAGCTGCTGAATTCCTTGGTTCGAAGAAATTCACCAAAGAAGCTCTGACCGAATACTATGGCACTCTTTTTGGTAAATCTGAAATGGAAGGCAAAGACCTTTCTCGGAATGGTCAGATTGTCATGGACCTGATCGAAAATCAACCGGGCGCTGAGTATCAAGCTGGAACCTTCTGGCAGGCGTTCAACGCTGTTACTTACGCAACCGATCACGTTCTTGGTCGTGAAAACGATACTCGTCTTGAATCGGCTTGGTTTGGTAAAAACTCCAATGTGAAACAGCAAGCCCTTACTCTTGCACTTGACATGGCGAAGGTTGCGTAAGCAACCTTCCTTATTTAAGGGGATATAAAATGAAAATTTTTCTTACACTATTTGGGTTCCCTATAATCGTAGGATCGTTTCTGTATTTTGGGGCATTTACTGCCCTAACCTATTTTCTTATTTTTTCTATGGGTCTTAACTTATTTAAGAGCCTCAGTTTCTACCTAGTGACAATGCATCACGCCCCTCTTCTTAAACTAGATGATAAAGAATTTCTAGAAAATGAAACTATTATCCGTAAGACAGTTGAAGTATATGCCAAGAAAATTAAAGAAGGCAAACTGACCCTTATGGAGTATGATGACAACACCATCATATTTTTCAACGTGTTTCGATGGATTTCAATTTTTTCTATCGTGGGTCTGTGTATTGCATACTTCCCTACGCTAGTTCCTATCTTTCTGACATTCTGTGCGTTTGCTTTGATTGCATTCATGACTTCGATTGAATACATGAATGTTCAAGAGAGGATGTTTCGCAAATTTCAACGCACGGTAGTTGCAGTGCATCATAAATCAAAAAGGACTTGATAATGCTTTTAAATTTCTTTTTGTTTTTCATTCCGGCTCTACTAGTGATGGTAGTTTCACACTATGTTTTAAGTTGTAAATATAGTGTGAAAGAGCTACTGGTTCAGCTTGTAGCGACACTTGTTGTAGTTTCAGGCGTCATTTTGATTGATAATTACTCACAGGTCACAGATACCATGCACGTCAACGGTGTTGTATCTGACAAACAAATGGTTCAAAGATCGTGTATGCAAACGTGGTCTACTAGTAAGGACTCATGGTGTGAAGTTCATTATACCAGAACAGTTACTAAAACTCGCCTCGCCCGCGATGCAGATGGTAATATGAAAACTGAAACATACTTTGAAACACAATACTATCCTAAGTATCCTTGGGAGAGAAAGTATTATGTGAAAACAACGCTCGGTGATTACAAGATCGAACGAGTTGACCAACAGGGCGTATATGAACCTCCGTTCTACAAAAATGCAAAAAGGAATGATCCTGTAACCTCCACGAAATCTTATACAAATTATGTAAAAGCGGCGTCGGATACTCTGTTTCGTCACTCAGATGATGCCTATCCCGAACTCAAAGTTAAAATGCCTGCCATCTATGACTACTATAATATTGATAGGGTTGTCTTCACTCATGACGTATCGCCAGAATTTTTAAAAGAACACAACAGGCGTCTATCCGAAATCAACTCTGCCATGTCCAACAATGCGAACCTAATTGTTTATGTAACTGAGTATCCAGAGGATTTTGCCACGTCTTTGCAGGTAAAATGGGATGGTTTTAGGCTAAATGATGTTGTGGTCGTATTGGGGCTTGACAAACCAGACAACATGTATCAATATGTGAGAGTGTTCAGTTGGTCCGAATCTAGCTCTGTTGAAGTGCTGATTAAGGATCATTTTGTCAACAAAAATATAAACTCACTCTATGAGGATTTGCAAACAGTTGGGTCGATTATAAATTCCAACTATGTTGAGCCTGATCCAGCAAAGTTTGACTATCTTAAATATGATGTTAAACTATCGTGGTTCAGCTACATTCTTTTGTGGGTTATAACTCTAATCGTCACCCCGGCTGTGACTTATTTCTTCTGTCGTAATGAAATTTTTTGAAAGGGATTGTAAATGAAAAGTCTTATTGGTATTGGTGCTATTATCGTCATCATTGGTGCAATTTTCTTGACTGTTGTATCATACAACAACATGGGCAATCGCTTTGAACAAAATATCGTTGCAATTCAAGATAATGCTGTAAACATTGCATCTCAGTATCAAAACCTCATTTTTGAGGCAGCACAGGTTCCAGAGATGCAACGTGATGACTTGCGTGAAGTTATTACTGCCGCCCTTGAAGGTCGTTATGGTGAAAACGGATCGCAAGCAGTCTTTCAAGCAATTGCAGAAGATAATCCTAACATCGACTCTACTGTTTACGTCAAGCTACAGCAGCTTATGGAAAGTGGACGCAAAGACTTTCAACGTGAACAAACTCGCATGATTGATGCAGTCAGGGATTATAAAATTAAACTTGGCAATATGCCATCTGGGTTTTTTCTCAACATGATGGGATATCCCAAAATTAATCTCGAAAATTACCGTGCCGTTTCTACTGAGCGTGTCCGCAATATGTTTGAAACTGGAACAGAAGAACATCTTAAACTACGTTAATAAAGGAATATAATATGAGTGATGAAAACGATGATATCGACTACGCAAATGCTAGTGGCGAACTTCTTCAAATGATTGAAATTTGGGAAGGAATTGATGCCGATAAAAAGGAAGTATCTACCCGCATGAAGGAGCATAAAGCTGAGTGCAAGGCGCGAGGGTATGATACAAAAATTATGGGTATGGTTGTAAAGCTTCGCGCCCGTGATCGTGCAGCAGTTGAGGAAGAGCAAGCTCTTCTAGAAACATATAAATCTGCCGTTGGTATGGAGTAAATAAATGCAAAATCGTCCTTGGGATATTTGGTGGGATTTTCACTGGAATGACAATGAAGGTTGCATCAGCGGCATTGTAATTGAAACCAATCTACCGGGACATAATGGCTTTCTACACAAATATTCAATTTATGATATTGTGGATGAAAATGGTCATGTTGATCTTTGGATTGAAAACGAATTCCAACAAATCAGGGACGATTTAAAATCTGGTAGGGTATCAATTAACAAAGTCGATAGTAAGTATTTTAATAAATTTAAAAGGAAAGTAAAATGTCAGTAATATCAGATATTAAAGCTGCCAGAGTTTCGGCACTTAAAAATAAACAAAAAGATGTGGCATCATTTCTAAGCTTTGTGATTGGCTCTCTAGAGGCTATTGGTAAAAATGCTGGCAACCGTGAGACTACGGATGATGAAGCCATTGCAGCTATCAAGAAGATTATTCAGAAAAATAATGAAATTCTGGAAGTATCTAAATCAGAAGCGACGAATGCAAGCCTATCATTTCAAAATGAGATTTTAGAATTGTATCTTCCGCAGATGGTCAGCGAAGATGATCTTCGTGCCTTCATCAACTCTATTTCACTTGACAACCCCAACAAAGGTCTGTATATGAAAGAGGTCAAGGCTAAGTATGGGCAATCAGTAGACATGAAGCTTGCAGGCAAGATAATTGACGAAAAACTATCGGATTAAATAAATGACAAAATCAGTTCTATACATCATAATGAGAACAGACATGAATTCGGCCAATGCAGGAAAAATGATGGCTCAAGCAAGCCATGCCTCTAATGCGTTTGTAAATAATGCCGCCAAAGTTGGCAAAGATATTTCTTCTTGGACCCAAGAAACTAATCAAGGTTTTGGAACAGTGTATGTTCTGGACGGAGGTTCTATTTCTAACATTGAAAAGAAAATCTCAATGCTTTGGTCTATGGGTAATATTCTCGCAGATTTGGTTGTCGATCCAACCTATCCACTCATTGATGGCACTGCAATTCATTATCTAAACATTGCCACGTGTGCGTATGTATACGCAGATGAGAATGTAATGGATCAAGTGAAATTTGTTCTGAGTGATATGTCTCTTCACCCATGAAGTATTATGCAGGAATAGGAAGTCGCGCGACTCCTACTAAGTTCAAATCTATCATGGCAAACACTGCAACTTTTCTTTATGAGAAAGGTTATATACTAAGGTCTGGCGGTGCGGCTGGTGCAGATTCTTTCTTTGAAGAAGGCGCACCACCAGAGGGTAGACGGATATACCTTCCGTTCGATGGGTTTCAGAAAAAATTCGTCAACGGTAAGGATTATATCATTCCACCCTTTAACGACTACTACACCAAAAAGCTGCATCCGAAACCAAACAGGCTCAACGAAGACGGTCAGTTATATATGTCAAGAAATGCAAATCAGGTGTTAGGAGATGATCTTAAAACGCCTGCATCTTTCATATTGTGCTGGACGCCAAATGGTGAGATGACAGGTGGGACAGCCCAAGCGATTCGCATCGCCAAGTTGTATAACATTCCAGTATTTAATTTTGCGACTCAGATACCAGAGATTAAATACTACTTAGAAAATTTTATTTGAAAGGAAGACACATGGATGTAAAATCTATGCTAGAAAATGCTACCAATGCTGCAATCGAATATGACAACGGGATTTTTGAACGAATTCTTTACAACTCCCGACAGAATGAAGCAGAACCACTAAGCCCTTGGATGCACCATATGCTAAAAAGCGTAGTTTGTAAACCACTATATTTTTATCATGGACATGAGCAAGATATTACGGATTATGTTGTAAGTTCAGTTATAGATTATGTTGATGCAACGGGCATTACAAACTTTGTTGTAGGCGTTTCAGGTGGCGCAGATTCCGCAACCGTTCTAGCCGTTCTTAAAGCAGCACAAGCAAAAAACTCAGACATTAAAATTCACGCATATACCCTTCCTATTAATCAAAAACCAAAAGAAGTCGATCTTGCAAAAGAAGTGTGTGAATTTCTTGGCATTAAACTCAACTACAAAGATTTGACTTATGCAGCAAGTGTTATGGTAGATGATATTGGATTAGATTCTGAAAATTCCAGTGATTACAATATACGTAGGGGAAATGTATATGCTAGACTGCGTATGACATACCTGTATGATGCTGCCAAGTCTGTAAATGGCATTGTGGTAAGCACTGACAATTTCTCAGAATATTCAGCAGGCTTATTCACAGTGAACGGTGATGTGGGAGACTTTGCCCCTCTACAAAGCTTCTTCAAATCCACAGAAATTCCTGTAATTGCACAAGAGCTAGGTCTGCCCGAAAAGTTCTGGCGCGTTGTCCCTACGGACGGATTAGGCATTTCAAATTCAGATGAAGACCAACTTGGTATGACTTATCTTGAATGGGATATTCTCACGATATCATATCTTTCATTAGTCGGAATTACTAACAAATATATGGAAGCAAAAACAGGCATTGAGCATATCAAGTTTGACCATGAAATGGTTGAAGAGGTAATTCTTCTAGGCGTATCAGATGAAATGGAAGCATCTGAACAAGATAAAGAAAAGCTTAAAATCTTTCTAGACAGAATTTATTCAACATGGTTCAAACGATACGGAACAATTAGAGTAACAGATGGTGTAGTGAATAAACTAGAACTATTACACTATACTGAGATTGCGACTACTGTTCCAGACAGTCCAATGTTCTAATACGCGAATAAAAAAAGAGGGCCGAAGCCCTCTTTTCTTTTAGATTAAGTAAAACTTACATCAAGTTTTCGATGTAAATCTTACGGTAGTAAACGTTGGAGTTAGCAACGATAGAACCATCAGAAGGGTTAGCACCACCGGAGAATGGGTTCGCAACCATGCCGTAGCGGGTTTTGAAGCCAATTTTCGGCTGGAATGAATGCTCACCGATTGCACGGACCATTTGCATTGGGACGTATGGGCAGTAGAACAAACCAGCGTCGAATGAAGATGCACCTTTATAACCGACAACTAGATACTGACCAGCAGCATATGGGTCGATATAAACGCGGTAACGACCGTTTAGAACACCAGCGAAGGTATTACCAGTATCGTCTACGTTTAGAGCATTTGAATTCAAAGCAGGGGTGTAGTCTAGAACACCAGCCATTTGTAGCGCAGAAGCAACGTCTGAGGAACAAATAACGATGTTACCTTTACCTCTACGTGTAGCTTTAGCGATAGCGTTAGCTTCACGGTCGATTTGGAACATCAAGCCCTTGAATTTCTCAACTGACCAACGGCCATTTGCGTCAACGTCAAGGTCGAATGTGCCTGCAACAGCAGTCTCAGCAGCACCGGCGACAGCAGAAGTCCAAATGCTACGGATCAACTCACGGTTGATTTCAACAATGATTTCTGAGGACAGGATGTTTGCCAATTCGGCTTCTGCGTTTAGACCATGAACAGCTTTCAAGTCTTGTGCTAGTTCAGTGGTGTATTCTGCTTTCAAAGCACGTGATCTAGCTTGAACAGCAACTTTTTCGATGCTGAAAGCCATCTCAGCGAAGTCATTGGTGCCGGGAATGGAACCTAGAGCTTCGGCAGCAGCAGTTGTCATGGCTACACCATTTGATACACCAGCACCCGGAATAGAACCAGAATGTGGGAAGTTTGGAGTGCCACCGGTAGCTGTTCTATCACCAGAAAATGCGGTGTTAGCTTCACCGTAGAATGCTTCTGGGCCAGTTTGGCTAACATAACGTGAACGCATTGCGAAGACTAGGCCAGTAGGACCGGTCATTGGCTGAACGCCAGCAATATCGTAAGCAATTAGGTTAGGCATTGCACGACGAACAAGTGAAATCAACACAGGGTCGTAACCAGCAACAGGACCACCAGCATTAGCTGCACTAGAGTAACCACCGGTGCCTGCGGCGTTGGTGTGTGTTTCTAGCAAGCTAGTAAGACTTGCAGAAGAACCATCTTCCTGCAAAGCTTTTAGAGTGTTTTCAAGAACGACAGCAGTTGTGTCTCTCTTGACATTTGATTCGATAGGCGCGAAATTTGTATTTTCAAGAATCGGTGCCCATCTTTTGGATATCTCACGGTTTTCCAGAGTCATCGTTTTATCTCTCCTTAGTTTAAAACTTAATAATATTATTTATAATTATGCGAAATTACGCGCGTTGATTGCTTGAGCAATTGCATTAATGTGAACATCTTCACTCAAAGCAGTTGCGGTTGGCTCTTCTTTAACGATAGGCGCTTCTTCTTTTTCCTCAACAACAATCTGACTCTGGAAGAATGATTCTTTAATAGAAATCAAATCTTGTTTGAAGGTGTCTGCGTCTTCTTTAACTAGTTTCTTTGAAAGAGAACGTAGTTTTTCAGACTGGCTGGTTGTTAGTCCCTCAGAAACTTCGGTGAAAATCAACTCAGATTTCAATTCTGCCAATTCTTTTCTAGCAGCAATGCCTTCTAGAATAGCTTCATTTGTGTTAGCATTTGCGGTTGCAAGTTCTTCTTCCAATGCTGCGATAGCTTCTGCATTGTCAACGTCAACCATGATTTCATGCTCTACGAACAAGTCTTTCATGCTGTTAACAAAAGCTTCTGCGATTTCTACAGTTCTAGCGTCTTGAATTGCAATTCTGTTTTCTTCTAGCCATTTAGCGGAAGCATCTTCCATAAATGTATTTAGATTTTCTTCAAGTTCAGCAATTTGAGCTTCGTGTGCTTCTTTTAGAGCAGCAACTTCGGCATCGTGAGCTTCAACAATAGCAGCTTTTTCAGCTTCTAGTTTTGCTTCAACAATAGCTTCTGCTTCCGCAGCAACAGCAGCTTCAAAAACTACTTTCAACTTGTGTTTAGCTTCCTCAGATAGTTCAACACCTTCGAATACGCGAAGAACATCAGTCTCGCCTTCAACTACGGTATCTTTACCTTCTTCGGTTTCTTCGCCTTCGGATAGTGGAGGCTCTGGTAGGGTTTCGGCGTTAGGATCAACTTTCTTTTTCAAGTCAGCTTTGCGATCTTTGACTTTGCCACCTTCACCGTCTACAGGGGTCGGCACGTGTGAAACGCCATCGGCGCTCATGATCTTGCCTTCTTCTGCTAGGTTTTCGACTGTCATATTGTTCTCCTTAGAATAAGTTCAATTCTTCCAAATTGTTTTTATTTATATATTTATACTTTTCCAGTTTTCACCGTAAAGTGTCACCAAAACATGGACTTCACATACTATCATGAGGACGGATGTTTGCCACAGTTAACTTTATTTATAATTTCAGATATTTCTATTATTTATAATAACGCAAATCTATGAAATTATTTATAACATTTTGCATTAAAATGCACCAGATAGTTGCATCTGGTGCATAATATTATTTAGATGAAATCGCTTTCATAAAGTTAGAAAATGCCTTAATAACACTTTCTTCGTTGAATTTTTTTGCAGTTGGGGTATATTCAGCTTTAAGCTCTGCAATAGTATTTTCAATCATTTCTTGAGCAACCCAATTACCAGAAGCTATATCATAATAGTATTGGGTGTTTTCCATTATACCATTAACAAAACAATCTGGACCGCTAGGATCAGTAACAATATCAACTGTGACCAAATGGAAATCTTTTACTTCCATGATACCGTTGTAGTTCTTTTGGACTTGACCTAAACCTCTGGTGGAAACGCCGATCTTAACGCCTTCTTCCATGAATGTTTTAACAATGTTGCCCATTGGGGTTGAAAGAATTTTAGCTTTTCCGTAGAAATCATTGCCGTTTCTTTCCATTTCAACGATCAAATGGGAAATTCTGTCTTCATTTAGTTTAGGGCCGTCTGGATGACCTAGTTCGCCCAAAGCTCTTTTTGCAGAAACAAATGAGTCATTATATCTAACCATTTCTTTTTCTAGAAGGTCAGATGGGTATACTCTACCATTTCTGTTTTTAATGTTGCCTTGCATGAAAATACCTTCGATGAAATAGTTTTTCTTATCACCGACACTTTCAGTAAGAGCAACGCAGTTATCTTCGTATACTTCTCTTATTAACTTCATTTGATATTTCCCTTGATGTAGTATTTACTTTTATTTATAATTTTCCGAATATTACACGAAACGTTTAGCGAAATCAATTAGATCAATATCGTTATCAAGAGCATAATTTATGTTTTCTTCACTAAGTTGTGATAGAATTTCAGTATATTCTTCTTTAAGGTCTTCGTCGTCACCACATGCTTCATCAATAATTTTTTTCAAAACTTCTTGGGCATCGTGACGTGCTTCTTCGGCGTCATTAATTTCATCTTCACCTTGAATGTTCAAATTGGCTTCGTAAACTTGAACATCCTTGCCGTTCTTATAATCGGCAAGTCTGGTGAATTTTTTAATATCGCCGCCAGTGAATTGATCCTCAACATCAATAGGGTAATCTATCAATATTGTGACGTGCTTGTTCATGAAATCAATCTCATCGCCAGCTACAGGACGTGCTACCTCTGAGACAAATTGGCGAAATGATTTACTCATCTTTGCTATCCTCTTCTTTCTTTGGTTTCGATTTAGACTTTAGACCTTTTGATCTTTTTCTATTCTTCTCATTACTATTTAGCTTTTCCTCTTCTTCCTCGTCGTCAACCAATTCTTCTTCTTCGGTTTCCTCTTCGGGATTTTCTTCTTCCTCTTCGTCTTCCTCAGTTCCAGCTAATCCGTCTACATATTTTTCAGAATCTTGATCTATGATGATATTGGTATCGCCACTATTATCTTCATAATAACCCAATTCTTTTTCTTCATCAATTTCTGCTCTCATTTCTTCCATCTCATCATCTGACATGAATAGAACATTTCTATAAGCCCAACGAGTAGAAACATGTTTGCCTATTAGCTCTTCCATTGATTGGAACATAGCAATTTTTTCTCTTAGGATTTCCATAGACTTCAATTCTTCGAAGTAGTTATCCTTCATATAGTCGTAGCGCATTTTTTCTTGAATGGTGGGCCACTCATCCGGTGTAATAACACCTTTCAAAATAAGCTGTCTTTCCAATAGCTTATCAAATAGAACAGAGAATTTTGCTCTAAGTCTTCTAACGAATTTACCAAAGTTTACTTCTTCTCTGGACATTTCAGTAACTCTACCCAAAGAGTAGTTGTTTTCACTATCAAATCTAGATGCAGGTATTGACAACGCCTGATATAGATTTTTCTTGAAGTATTCCAATTGGTCATTATCGCTTAGTGATCCACTACCCGGAAGGGTTTCAATCTCAGTTGATCTTGAGCCTTCTCTTCTAGGGAACCAGTAATCTTGTGTCATTGTCATAAAGCGTCTATCGTCAGCAATTTGACCTGTGGTGTTGTCATAAGTTACTTTATTCTTATGTCTAACCATCATATTGTGTAGATATTGTTCAGCTTTATTGGTTGGCAAGTTACCAACGTCGATATAGAAAATTCTTCTTTCTGGCGCACGTGTAATAGTGTAAATAACGTTTGCGTCTTCAAGTGATCTTAGCAAGTTTAGAGGCTTGATCGCTTTGTGCAAATGTGATAATACCATAGCATTATCTTCTGAAACCAAACCAGATGGAACTCTAACAACGCTGTCTTTAGCAATTCTAATAGAATCATTTGTCATGCCAGTTGAATAGTTGGTAGATAATCCGCCCGCTGCACCTGTCATAGATGGGTTGTTTGTATTTCCAAAACCGTTTTCGTTATACAAGAAATATTCGTTTTTAATCTTTTTTGTGGTCACGGCAATACCAGCTTCTCTATCTGGTATCTCCATGATTTCTTTAACAAGTCTTAGTTTTCTTGGGTCAACGTAAACAAGTTCAACTATGCCGCGCTTTAGATTTGATTCATCAATTACAACGTTATAGTTTATTCTTCCGTCTACAAACCACTTCTGGAATATGTCGTATGCGTTATTGCTGAAATTTAGAAGTTTAAGAATTACTTCAAATTCTTCATAAATTCTAGCTTTTGTTTTCTCGCCTACTTCAACATCGTCTAGAATTATTTTAACAATATTTTCTTCTGTGTCGATGGAAATAGCTTCATTAACAATGTTTTCAACTGCAAAGGAAACCTCTGGTTGGAGTGACATTGTTCTATATTGTGTTATTAAGTCTGATTCTGATTTAAACGTAGAATCCATATTGAAGATGTGACCATATGAACCACCCAATGCGGCTCCAATATTAATTGCACCATCTTCATTTACAGGAGTTGCAAAAGATTTTACGTTCTCAATATCTTCTTCATCTTCTTGGCGTTTAATTTCAAACCCAAACAACTTTACCATTATATTTACCTCAAATAATAAAAAAATCTCTCGTATTTATTTATACTACGAGAGATTTTTCTTGTTGATTTTTAACACTATTAGGTAGTAGAGCTACCAGTGATACCGGAAGAAATTTCCCACTCATCATAAGCGAAGGTGACTTGGAATTCTTCGATTTCATCTGTCTGCGCCCATGCTGTTTCAATTGCAGCGATGTTAATTGGGAAAATACCGTTGAAGGTGTATGTTCTCAATTCAGTTCCACTTTTCGCATACTGAACGACTTGTGCGCTAGATTTGTAGGTCTGAGCAAGAGTTCTAGTATTTGATTGGTGCGAGTTGATAGCGTTTGACCATGCTTCCATAGCATTTCTTACAGCAAAGTCTTCGTCGTTTATGACTGTTACAGTCCAATCTTCGAATGTTCTATCACCACCAAATGGAATTTTTCTTCCCATCCAAGGAACTTCAATTTTACCAATAGTGGATGCTGGCAATGAAGCGGCCTTTACCATGAAAGGAATTTTGAAATCAGCGGCAGGAAGAATAGGGTTGGTGATGAACACTTTGAAAAGTGAACCTCTAGCCCCATCGCCCACTAGCTGTGCCTTAAATTCATTAATTGCGAAACTCATTTTTATGTCTCTCCTTACGTAAAGAAATTATTGTTGTATATACGAGTTTATTTATAACAATAATTGCTCCATAGACCAATTTAATATGCGAAATAGAGGGGGCCGAAACCCCCTCTGAGTTTATTATACTTGACCGATAATCTCGTTGAAGTCGATACCAGTTCTAGTTGCAACGAATGTTAGTTCAATTACAGAGATAGTTCTGGCAGGCTTAATGAAGATGTGGCCTTTGAAAGTATTTGCGTCAACAATGTCTGGTGTGTTGATGCTTGCGTCGGATACAACTCTGAAATCAGTAATACCTCTTTTACCTTGAATATTTGCAAGGAAAGGATTGACTGTGTTTCTGAATTGGTTCTGAGTGAATGTGTCGTTAAAATCGAACAAGAATGATGCAGCCATAGTTGCAATTGCTTTTTCGACAGTAATGAACAATCTACGAACGTTAATTCTGTTGAATGCAGACTCAGTGCCTAGACCAGTTTTGTCGCCAAATAGCATGACGCCTTGTCCGACTTGGCTCATTACAGGGTTAACGTCAGAACCGAATAGCAAATCACGATGTGTTTTATTTGGGTTGTAAGCCAATTTTATAACATTCTTGATTGTGCCACGCTTGTATCCAGCAGGAGATTCCCAAGGATCAATTCTTGCAGAAAGACCAGCAATGTCGCCGTTTAGAGGAACCCAACGATATTTGTCATTGTATTTGTCGTAACGATATTTGTAGCCGCTGTCCATGAACCAGTAAGATGAATTCTGAACTGTATTTCTGAAAGAAATGATATTGTTCAACTTAACTTCTACGCTTGCTGGTGTAACAACAGCGTCATATGAAGGAGATATGAACAACATACAATCTTTTCTATATTCAACAATGTTGCTTAGGATGTAGTTTGCGATACCGCTTCCGTTGGTTCCGCCAATAGCTTTACCTTGTAGAATGAAAGAAATATCAATTTCTTCTGCATTCTTGAAGGTATCGTAGCCTAGAGCGACTGCACCAAATGAAATTTGGTTTTCGTTTGCACCATTGCTACCGTTTTCTAGAGTTCTGTAGCTTATGGTGTTGTTTCCAATTGTAACGCTTGTGTCAACTTCAACGTAGTCTGAACGGTTTGCAATAACAGTTGCATAATGGTTTGAAGCACCATCAAATGTTCTGGCATTTGCAGACAATGAAACGTTGTCAAATATTTCAACAATAGAACCTGCGGTGCCGGTTATTCTACCGTCAACGTCATAAACTACAACATGAATATTGCCTTCTCTTGGCGCGGATGATACGAACGGCGCAAATCTCCACTCTCTTCCGAAAGAAAGCTCCGCAACGTTTGTGATAGGTAGTGAATAAGGGGTGTTGATACCAATAGTATAAGTAACTTCGCCTGTGACACCATCTGGTGAACTTGCATTAAAAGTAGTAACTCTGAATTGTTGGAAACCAATAGCGGTATTTCCTACTTTTAGAGTATCACCTACAATAACTTTAGACCCAATGGAAACATCGGTTGATCTGAAAATGATTGTTCTAGATGCGAAAGTGATGTTACCAGCGGCTTCACCAACGTTCATCAAAGTTTCTGCGAATTTTGTTGCACTTGAAACAAATGACACGCCCAATGAGTTACCAAGGCTACCAACATATTTCGCACGAAACGCGAAACCATTGGCAGAAGCTTTTGCAGCATTTTCTGCAACGCGAGTAACGTAAAGAGCATTTGAGTATGCTAGATAATCTGCGGCAACGAAGAATGTTTCACCATTGTTGTCATTTGGTCTGCCAAAGCGTGAAATTAAATTACTCTCAGATGTTATCAGAACCGGCTCCATTACTGGACCCCAATTGAAAACACCCGCAATAGCCGCTGGCGCATTAGCAACAGCAGGTATTGAACCTGTGGCGTCAACCTCCCTCACGATTACAGAAGGGCTAACTGAAAAAGCCATATTTCTCTCCTTTTTTAATATCAAAATAAAATAATAAGTCTTATATATTTATATTTTGGGGTTGGTTGTATTACTATTTATAGGTTGACGGGTTTCCAGTATGAATTATCATCGGCATTGCCATCATTAATGTAGAAAAATGGCATAACCATATCATCTAATTCGTCGTCTGTCTTTTCTCTTAATTTATTTAATGTATTTATATCAGTCATTTCAGCAAAATAGCCCTGATCGGACAACCATGCAAATAAAACTAGAGTCATAACAAGGTCATCGTGAGAACCTTTTTCAGCAGCATAGCTATTATTTTTCTTTGAAAATCTTCTCAATTCGTCAATAGTGTTTTCGTCACAAATAATTAACTGATTTTGTTCTATAAGAAGCTTCAAGATGGAGCATCCAATAATCTTTACCTTTTCAGATGTTCTAATACCTCTGTCTACGTTTCTACCAAAACCACCTGATATTCTTTTACCTGAACGCCCATTAGTTTCTGTAGAAAGAACATTCTCGTAACCAAAGTCCATCCACAAACTGTCTGCTACCTGTCCACCAATATCGTTAACTTCTATCAAAACCATCGCTTCATTATATTTCTTTGCGAAATTATGAATAACCGCAGCATAGTCAATTGGACCTATTTCATTGTTTCTATAAACACATACCTGTTTGTAAGGCATCTCTGTAACGTCAATAATTGAAAATGCAGAATAGTCCAAACCTTTTCCACGCCCAACGTCTGAAATAAGAGCATATTGTCTGTCAGCTTTGACTTGCTCATACTGGAATATATTATTTGAATGTTGAAGAGGTCTTTTTGCAACCAAATTGGACAAACCTTGAGATGAAATCAAAGTGTCAGAGCTACCAATGAATGAGCAATCAAATTCCTGATTGAACTGATCGTAGTTCCAACCTAAGCTGGCAAGAGCATCTTGTTTCCATTTTTCATCTCTACCCGGCACACGATCCCATTTAACTTCAATATAAATGAAACCATTTTTTCCAACATTAGAGCCTGCCTTTTCCGCTTCTGGCGAAATTTCCATGGCTTCGGTGCATATCTTATAAAAATGATTCATACCTTTGGGGGTTGATGTTAAAAGAACTTTACTTTCTTTACCAGATGAAATTGTAGGATAAACTGAGGCGTAGAATTCGTCCCAATTTTCCAAGAATGCTGTTTCGTCAATATACAAAAACGCAACAGCTTTACCACGAATAGCAGATGAGCTAGAGGCAGCAGCCAGAACTTTACATCCATTTTCTAATTCAATAGAACCTTTATTCCATTCCATAACACCTTGTTGCAAGAATTTAGGAAGGTTTTGATATGATATTTGAATTCTGTCCATAATTTCACGTGCTGCGTCAGCTTTGTTAGCAAGTAGAGCAACAGTTTTATGTTCATTAAATAGAATGTAGTGTAGAATAATTGCGGATGCAGATGTAGTTTTACCAGACTGTCTAGCAGTGTTGACTACAACCCTTCTATTATTTGTAATTGATGTTATAATTTCTTTTTGATAATCGTAGAGTTTAATAGGTATCAAACCTTCATTCATGTTTACGATGTAGATATATTTCTCTGCAAAGTAAATTGGGTCTTTGGCGCACTTTTGAAACTCCATAAGCATTTCATAAGTCCACTCAATTTTCTCTCCATGTTTTTTTAATAGCGGGTTGCCTAAGTAACCGCCACTGTCTTTCTTTTCTGCCATTTTATTCCATATATACCTTATTAAAATTCCTCAAATCATCCACTTCGGATGTTGAGGTTGCTATTATTTTTGATTTTAAATTTGTTGCTAGGCATGGATATATACTGACCATGCAATCGTAAAAATCGTATAAATCTATATTGTCAAGCAAAACAACGTCGAGGGAATACCCGCGCATCTTGTGAGTTTCACTAGTCCCAAATGCTATTATAGAATTTATTTTTTCACTTGCGATTTCTTTTTTGTCTACTTTTGAGATAATTTTATCATCACCGCTCTTACTGATTATCAAATTGACTATTTCATCTCTTTTGGAAAGAGAACTACTGTAGTCCTTATCTATTATCAGTATTCTAAAATTACCTTTTAGAAAATGCTCTGCTGCTAGTTCTATTAACAGAGATGTTTTTCCTGCGCCTCTTTTACCTATTACTAATGTTTTATTTGTGAATAACGAATTAAATCTGTCACTAAAAGCTTCCATATAAACCTCATTTTTTAAGTGTTTTTAATATTTCTGCTGTAGTTAAAATGACAGTGTTATTTGTTGTGTTGTTAGTAATACCGTTAGCATCTCTATTTTTCATAGTTTTTGCGTCACGCTTCATGTTGGACAGGTTAGCCATTTCTTTGTTAGCATCAACTAGAGTTTTGAGTAATCTAGAAGCAGAATCAAATGCAGTTGGATTTTCTGTCTGAGTGGCGACGAGAAGTAATTTCTCAAACGCCCAATGACCATCCACTATCATTTTAGAAACGTTTTTCTTGGCCTTAGTAACATCATCAATATATTCTTTATCTATTTCAGATTCAAATATAGCAACATCATTTGTATCATTGTCAATAATTTCAGCATGTGTTTCTTCATAATCAACCAATTCATTTGATTGAGTTGTTTCATTCTCGGTCACGTCTTCTGCAATAGTTTCTTCAACTATCTCTGCGTCTTCTATCTCAGAGTTAACGTCATCTCTCATGTCAGGCATACTAGGCAAGCCCAATGCCTTTGATATGATATCATCGCTCATTTAATTTTCCTATAGTTTTCCATTGGTTCTGTGAGGATCAGGATTTTGGTCTGATAAGCCTTTTTCAAGTAACTCTTCAAAGGTGTGCAATTGTTTCAAATAATCCCAATCATCATCAATATTTATAGAAACATAACTTACGGTTTCATCTATGTTCTTAGTTGGTTCACCATTCGCATCCATTCCCGGTTGAACAGTGATAATAGAACCAAGATAATTTTGATCGAAAGCACTTGTTTTGGATAGCTTATTTTGAACATCCACAAATTTAATGACCTTACCGTGTCTGACAGGACCGAAGTAATATCCTTTCATGGTAAACATTAATGTCCAAACCATAACTCTACTTGATTGAAAGTCGCCGTCATATGCGTCTGTAAATGTCACTTGCTCCAAATCTATTGAGATATCAACTGGTTCTTCTAGTCCATCTATCAAATAAACAGAAGGTGTATAGCTAGGCTGGAAGAATGGAATAATTTGTTCAATTATTTGAATGCCGTCTTCCATGTTCAAGGCAGTCACATGCAAAGTAAAGTTTAATATATAAGGCGTTGGAGTGTATACGAAATCGTTTCCGTCTGGGCCTGAAACTTTCAATTTTTGAATCTGCGAAACTCTTCTTTCTGGATCATA